GTGTACACGGTGCAGATGGCCGGAGACGACAAGGTCGAGATGTTCGTCGACTCGTCGAAGGTCGGGGAATCGACCTACCCGAACGTGGCCACCTACGAATACGTGACCATCGATCAGGGGTGGCACCGCGTCGACGTCTCATACACCAACGTCCCCGCGAACACCCCGTCTTACGCCGGATGGGCTTTCTACCGCGATGGCAACGTCGTGGCGGAAATCATCTCGGAGCCGGGAGACACGAAAGGTAACGATTCGGAATGGCCGGACATCGGCGCGCAACCGGCGGGGAATGGTAGCAACATTCTCGGCCTGCCGGTATTCCTGCCGGAACCGAACTGGGGCGACGGCATCACCGAATCGTGGGCGTGGCTGACGACGATCAACACGTCGGAAACAGGTGCCGAGCAGCGCCGCAAAATCCGTCGTTTCCCGCGCCGGTACGTGGAAGCGCAGTTCCGCGGATTGAAGGGTAAGCGCCGCGCGATTGACATGGCCATCACCGGCCTCGGCCGCGACCAGTGTCTGGTCCCGTTGTGGTTCGACAGCCAGTTCATCAAGTGGAACCTGACCGAGAAGGAAACCGTCATCCACGGCGACTTCGAACACCGCAACTATTACGCGGGGTGCGTGGCCATTCTGCGCAACCTGGACAGGGACAAGATTTTCGATTACGAACTGGTGCCGGTGCTGGAGGTGCATAACGACCGCATTGTGCTGGCCACCGGCCTGAAAAAAGACTGGTCGAACTTTCGCCTGTTCCCCTGCCGCGTGTCCGTTATCGACGATGCCGTGCAGGCGCAGAACTACACGAACGCCGCGGCGGACTTTCAGGTGCGCTTCCGCATCGTCACGGCTGAGACGTTTATCCAGCCGTCCTGGTCATACGACGGCACCGTGTGGCCGCGTAACCCGCGCGACAACCTGCCGCTGATCAACAAGCGCCCGAACTGGCGGGAGGACATCACTCACTCGTTCGACCGCGTCGTCTACTGGACGGACAACGAAACCGGCATCCCGTTTGTCATGGACGCTGGAAACCAGGAGACGCAGGACTGGTCGCTGCCGTGGCTCATGAAGGGCAAGAAGCAGAAGTTCACCTTCCTGCAGATGCTGTTCGCCATGGAAGGGCAGACGCAGCCGTTCTACGCCCCGAACTGGACGGAAGACTTCACCATCGTGAAAGACATCAATCCGGCCGACGGGTACATCGCGGTGGAGCAGACCGGATATTCGTATTATTCGGCGCTGATTCAGGAAATCCGGCGCGGTCTGTACATCGAAAAGCGTGATGGAACGATCATCACTGGCCGCATCGTGAGTACGCGCGCCGAGAATGGCATCGAATATCTCTACCTCGACCAGACTATCGGGGCTATCGCCAAAGAAGACATTAGGGTGATATGCTTCATGCCATACTGCCGGTTAGGCTCGGACTCCGTGGAAATTACGCACCACGCAGACCTGACCGGACCGGCGGAATGTGTGCTGGCGCTGCACGGATTCATCGAACGAAGAGACGGAGCGCCAGCCATTTTCCCATAAGGAGATAGGCTATGGCGTACAACGAGTACGAGGCGTCGACGTTTAGTGGGCGCCCCGTTCACCTTTATGAATTCACCATTGACACGAAAGCGTGGTATGTGACCTCCGCGGATAGCGATATTTCCGCTGGCGGCCGCCTGTATAAAACGCTCGGTATCAGCGACGACGGTGTCAACCAGACCGGCGAGGCGCAGACCGACACCTTCACGCTACGGGTGCCAATCACGTTTGATCTGGTGTCCCTCTACGTCAACACCCCGCCCATCAACGACGTCATGGTTAAGCGGGCGCGCATCCACGAAAACGATAATGAACTGGCGTACAACTACGTCGGCTTCATCATTAACGTGAACTTCACCACTCCCGGCGTCGCGGAAATAACCTGCCAGACCCTTGGACCAACCATGCAGCGCAACGGGCTTCGCCTGACGTGGCAGCGCGGGTGTCCATACGTTCTCTACGATCCGGCCACCTGCAAAGTCGACAAGAACGCTCACCGGCTGACGACCTACGTGACCAATGCGCAGGGCGGCGCCGTCACCGTGGCAGCGGACGTCGCGGCTTTCGGCGACAACTACTTCACGGCCGGATTCGTTGAGTGGGTAGACCGCCGGACAGGTGGCCCGAACCGTCGCGGCATCAAATCGCAGATTGGTAACACCATCACGCTGTTAGGCCGAAGCGATGGCATTGCCAACGGCGATCCGATATTCATTTACCCAGGCTGTCAGCGCGTCGCGCAGGTGTGCAGCAGCAAGTTTAACAACATGGCCAACTATGGCGGGGAACCGCACATTCCTGGCAAGTCGCCGTTCTCCGGCGATCCGGTATTTTAAGGGGGCTTTATGGAACCGATGACATGGGCGATGCTGATTATGATGGTGGCCAGTATGGTGCTGTCTATCGTGCTGGCGCCCAAGGCCAAGCAGCCGCAGCCGGGCACCTATGACGACATGAACATTCCGCAGATTGACGAGGGGACGCCGCAGTCGGTCATCTTCGGCGAAGTGTGGATCTCGGACTGGTTCGTGTTGGCCACCGGCAATTTCCGCACGAAGAAAGTTAAAGCGAAAAACGCGAAGAAATAAGGGGGAACATTATGATCATCACTGTCGAACACATCCGCGCTGCCCGCCTCTGTGGCCGTGGCCTGGTGAACCGCATGAAACGCGTCGGGATGACTGACCAAGAGATCATGTACGCTCTGCAGAACGGGATGCCAGAAGAACAAGTCCGTTCCTACGGCGACGCGCAGATGAATGCCGTCATTGAACTGGCGCACCGAATGGAAGCGGAGAAGAAAGCCAATGGGTAAGGCCAAGAACGTAACAGTCGGCTTTAAATACCTGATGTCGCTGCAGATGGGTATGTGCCGCGGGCCGGTAGACGCGCTGCTGGAAATCCGCGTGGGCGACCGAACGGCGTGGACGGGCGAAATGACGTCCAACACGAAGTTCGGCATCCACAAGGAAAACCTGTTCGGCGGCACCAAGGCAGAAGGGGGCATCGACGGGGCTGCTGAATTCTACCTTGGCGGCGCCAGCCAGACCGTCTCGTCGAAGGTGAAGTCCATTCTGCCCGGTCTGTCGCCGGAGTTCAGGGGGATCGTGACTCTGTTCTTCGACGGCATGGTATGCGCGATGAACCCGTACCCGAAACCGTGGGCGTTCAAACTGCGCCGACTGTTTCAGGGGTGGGACGGCGGCGCATGGTATCCGGACAAACTCCGCATCGACCAGACCACCACATACACCGATGACGAGGGCAAATCGCGCACTGGTACCATCCAGTCGATGAACGGCGTCCACATCCTGTACGAAGCCTGTACGAACCGCGTGTGGGGTCGCGGCATCCCGCGTTCGGCGATGTACGAGGCACAATGGAAGTACGCGGCTGACCTCGCCTACGAAGAGGGCATGGGGCTTTGCCTGGCATGGAAACGTACCGACAACCTGGATTCCTTCGCGCAGATGATTCTGGATCACCTCGGCGCCACAATGTTCGTCGACAAACAGACTGGCCTGCTGACGATTAAACTGATCCGCGACGATTACGTGTTCGAACAGTTGCCGGTGTTCACGAACGATTCCGGCCTGCTGGAAGTCGAAGAGTGTTCGGTGGCCGCCGGTACCAGCCTGATTAACGAAATCGTGGTCGGCTTCCACTCGCCGTTGTCCAATGAGGACGGTAAGGTGCGCGCCCACAACCTCGCCGGTATCCAGACGGCAGGGTCAATCGTGTCCAGCAGTGTGGACTACATGGGCGCGCCGACGGCCGAACTGGCGCAGCGACTGGCAGACCGCGACCTGAATGCGCAGGCGCTGCCACTACGCGGCTTTAAGATCAAGGTCGACCACCGCGGCTGGAAGATTCAGCCAGGCACGGTCTTCCGTATTCAAGACCCGAAACGTGGCGGGATCGACATCGCCATCCGCGCTGGCGCCGTGGAGGAATTGCCGATTACCGACGGCTACCTGCATATCGCCGCAGTGGAAGACGTGTTCGCTATGCCGGTAAATGGCACGGCCGCCGTACAGCCGCCGCTGACCAATCCGCCGGATCGCCTGCCTGCCATTGCCCGCCGCCGTCAGTACGAAATCCCGTATGCGCTCCTGAACCGCCTGTTCCCGCCTGGCGAGTTCAACGCCATCCAACCGCAATGGGGCTACTACGGCATGGCCGCAGAGAAGCCGACAGACTTGTCTATGGGCTACGACCTCGCAATGCGCGCCGGTGGTGAGCCGTCATTCGAAATCCGCGGCCAGGGCGGTTTCGTGCCGCTGGGCGAACTAATGGAAAACATCTCCTACCTGACGACGCAGGTGAAGCTGAATAAGCTGAAAGACGAGGACGAAATGGCCGTCGGCGAGTGCATCTATCTCGGCGAAGAGATCATGCGCGTGGACGCAATTGCCGAGTACGGATCGGAAGTCTGGCTGACGGTAGCGCGCGGCGTGTACGACACCGTGCCGGCCCCGCAAGCCGCTGGCCAACTG